AGGAGACCTCGAGCTGGGCCGCTGCGGTCGCGCCGGCGAGGTCGATCGCCTGTGTGTGCGCCTCGTCGGCCCAGGTCCGGACCTGCCACGAGTAGGAGTCACCCCGGTAGAGCCGGAGCGGCATCGTCCCGGGGTGACCGGCCATGTCAGGCGGCCGCCGTCTCGGCGAGCGCCAGCGGATCCGTGATCGCGCTCTTGTACCTGCCCTCGGCGAGGATGACGAGGATATTCCGCAGGAAGTTGTCGGCGTGCGAGTCCGTGACGAACACGTCCGAGACGCCGCGGTCGAACAGGACGACGCCCTCCTTGAAGTCCCCGACGATCGCCACGCCGGCCGTGAGGCCCGGGACCGCGATCGGCTTGAGGCCCCAGAAGTTCGTGCGCCGGTCGGGCCCGCCGTTGGACTCGAGCATCGCATTGACGTCGAGCGACGCGAAGTCCGCGGGGTTCAGGGCGACGGCGTTCGGCCGGTACCCGGCGGCCTCGACCATGCCGATCCCGATCCGGATCGCCTTCGTCATGTCGGCGTTGACAGCCGACTGCAGGGTCGCGCCGTTGAGGAGCGTGGTCAGGTCCGCCTCGATCTTGCGAGCCAGGCCGCGGCGGAGCTTCGTCTCGATCAGCGAGCGCATGTAGGACGCGTCGGCGAGGGCCTGCCGGGTGATCTGGACGTGATGCGCGATCGTGTCGAGGACGCCGCTCTTCGGCGTGAAGGTCATCGTCGCCTCGGGCTTGAGCGCGCCCTCCGCGACGACCGCGGCGACCGGGTCCGGACCCGTCTCGACCCATTCGACCGAGCCCGAGCTGACACGGACGACCGAGACGGCGTCGACGAGCGGCATCGAGAGCGTCGGGAGCTCGTTCGACCAGACGAATGGCTGGATCGCGCCGCCGAGCGTCGCGGTCGTGACCAGCGCGCGCTGCTCGAGGTCGAGGAGCGGGACCTCGACCGCGGTCATCTGGCCGCGTCCCGGGTAGTTCTGGAACGCGGTCGACTCGACGACCGCCTGTCCGGGCGAGCGCTGCTCCGCGCGCCCAGGCGCCGCCTGGCGAGATCCTGCGTCCCCGCGGTCGCGCCCGCTCTCGATCCTCGCCTGGAGCTGCGCGAAGGCGCGCGCGGAGCTCGCCTGCGCCTCATGCTCGCCGAGGAGGTCGTCGATCTGGGCTGCGCGCTCCTGCAGGCGCGCGATCTCCGAGCGCTCCTGCTCCGTGATATCCCGGTCCTCGGACGCCGCGCGGTCGCGGAGGTTCGTCTGGATCCCGGTCAGGGCGATCCTCTCGTCGAGGAGCCTGTCGAGGTACTGCACCGCTGCTTCTCCTTCGGAATACGCGTTGACACACCGGGTTCGCAGGTGGTTCCGCGTGGTTCCGACGGAGGCGGGCGAGCCGGTCGCGACCGGGTGGTTCCGCCAGGGTGTCGGGCGAGTCGGGCGAGCTCGAACCGCTCGGAGTCTAGCCCCGCCTGGCAAGTCCCCGCCACTGGTTGAGGTCCGGGAGCGGCGTCCGGTCGACGGTCGGGACCGGGTGCGCGTCGAGCCAGGCGGTCAGGTCCGCAGCTCGCAGGACGGGCGCCGGCGCGCGGACCTCGAGGACCCGGGCCCCGTCATACGCCCCGGTCGGGAGGAGCGTGACCTCGCCGAGCTCCGCCTCGACGATCTCGCGCGCCCCGTCGGCGCCGCGCCGGTGGCGGATCACGCGGAACCCGACCGAGAAGCTGTCGAGGAGCCCTTCGCGGACCTCCTCGAGCGTCTGGTCCCCGATCGCGGTCTGCGCGATGCGCCACGTCGTCCAGAGCCCGTCCGCGTGACGCGCGTCGAGCGCGACCGGGCGGCCGACCGGGACCATGTCGTGTCCGTGGTTGCCCCGGAACAGCTTCAGGCGCTCGCCGCGGGACTTGACCGAGCGGGTGAGGGACCCCGGGAGGAACCTCTCGCCCGCCGGGTCGGGAGTGAGTCTAGAGGTCTCGTTCCACGGGACGGCGATCCCGCCGACGATCCGCTCGTCGGTCGAGACAGGCGCGCGCCAGTCGATCGTGAAGGAGAGCGCGGTCGTCTCGCTCATACCGTCTCCTGCTGTGGGACCGTGTCGGCCGGCGGAAGGTCCTCGGTCGCGCGGACCTCCTCGGGCAGCTTCCAGCCCGCCTCGATCGCGAGCTTGTGGGCCTCGTACCTGTCCTTCGTCGTCCCGCGGAGCATCCCGTCGAGCGCGACCTTGAGCTCGACGCCGCGCGCGAACTGCGCGTCGAGGACGGCCTCGATCCGGCTCGTCCAGGGGAGGTACGTGAACACGACGAGGTCCTGCCGGCGCGTCTCGAGGTTCGCATAGGTATTCGAGGGATCCGACGCCCCGATGAAGTACCCGGGGACCCCGAACGCCGACGCGATGTCGTTGAGGTTCGCCTGCTGGACCTCCTTCAGGGCCGCGTCGACCGGCGACCAGGTCAGCTCCTTGAACTCGGTCGTCGCGTTGAGGACCGCGACCCGGCGGGATCCCTGCGCATGCTTCGCGTTCCACTTCGCGGAGAGCTCGTCGGCGACCGCCTGGTCGAGACCCGGCGTCGTGACCTTCAGGTACCCCGAGGGGACGCCCGAGTAGAACACGCTGTGGGCATAGTCCGCGATCGTCAGCGTGTAGCCGAGCGTCGCGGCGAAGCGCTGGAGCGCGCCTGTCCCGCGACCGTTCACGATCGGCCCCGGGCCCCGGAGGTGGATGACCTCCATCGCCGGGAGATGCTGCTCGCCGGCCCAGTACTCCCGCTCGCGGAACTCCCAGGAGAAGGGGTGCACCAGCGCCATCGGAGGCTTCGGAGCGCCCGAGCTGTCGCGACTCGGCGCCCAGATGAGGCCGTCGCCCCACCAGAGCGCGTCCGTGAGCCAGGCCGCCCAGAAGTCGACGTGCGACAGGCGGACCATCCCGCCCATCGCCGCCGGGTCGACGACGCGACCGTCGAGGCGGAGCGCCTGGGGGTCGGCGATCCAGTCCGGCGTCGAGAGCTGGTCGCGACCGCGGTACACCTTCCAGGGCATCGCCGCGAGCTCGTCGACGATGACCGAGGTGCAACGGGCGACGGCCGGGATCGCGCCGAGCTTCGACCCGTTGAAGCTGCCCGGGATCGGGTTCCCGAACGGTCCCTGGATCTGCGACCCGCTCCCGCTCCACCAGAGCCAGGGACGCTCGACCTCCCACCCGTCGGGCGAGTTGCGGAGGACGTCGCGGCCGTCGGTCGCGGTCAGCAGGTTCGAGGAGATCCGCCGGACCTCCGAGAAGAAGGACACCCGCTCAGGAGCCGGCGGCGCTCTTCGTCCGCCTCGTCGTCGTCTGCTCCTCCTCGCCTCCGAGGATGATCGCCTCGCCCGAGACGATGCCGTCGGTCTCGATCCCCTCGACCGGACCGCCGAACCGGCGCCGGCCGAAAGTCGTCGCGCTCCGCGACCGCCTGGCCGTGAACTGTCCGAGTGTGTTCCGCGCGCGCGCCATCGCCGACCTCCTTGAGGGACCTTCTCCGCCGCGCAGCGTAGTCCCCGCGCGCAACGAGAAGCGCCCCTCGTCGGTCATGGTCGACGAGGGGCGCGTCCTGGTGAGGAGGCGGAGTCTAGCGAGTAAAGATGTGTCCCGCGGTCGAGCTGACGTGGCGACGGTCGGAGACGCCGCAGACGAGACACTTGTACGGCGGCCGCGCGCCTTCCGCCCACTTGAGCGGTCGACGCGACTCCGCGCGGTAACGCTCGACCTCGCGGCGCGTCACGGTCCAGTCGCGGCCGACCTTGCGGCCCTTGAGGCGGCCGTTCGCGATCTGCTGACGGAGCGTCGCGGCCGACACTCCGAGGAGCGCGGCCGCGTCTGTGAGCGTCACCGGTCGAGACCGTCGCGGACCGCGACCAGTGCGCCGATGAGGCGGAGGACGTCGTTGCGCGTCAGCTCGACCGCCATCTGGCGACCGTTCGCGTCGAGGATCACGCTCGCGACCGTGTCGCCGAAGTCGACGACCTCCGCGAGGCGGAGCGAGACCTCCGCCTCGTCGGTCCCGTCGAGGCCCGTCCAGCCGGGGCCGCCTTCGACGACGAGGTCGTCCTCCGCGTTGAGGTCGACCCGCGTCGCGACGCACCAGCTACCCGCGTCGCACGCCGGATCCGCGTGGTAGTCACAGCCGACGCAATGGCGCGAGTCGTCGCGGTCGACGACGTCGGCCATCGCCGCCGCGGGATCGGCCGTCTCCGCGACGCACTGGTCGCAGAGGACGTAGACCGGGACGTCGCCGCCCTCGTGGATGAGGTAGACCGCGCGGGTCTCG